GCTGAATTAACTATTACTGACCACAGGACATTGGATAACACACCAGATGAAAAGTCTCTTGAGAACCTTAAGCGGCTTGCAGCGTTTCTTGAAGAAGTTAAAGCACTCTTCGGCTTCAAGCCAATACTGGTGAGTTCTGGGTATCGGTCAGCAGCAGTTAATGCAGCGGTTGGTAGCAAGGAAATAAGCCAACATAGGGTGGGGTGTGCGGCTGACTTTCGTATTCCGGGCCTGACCCCAGATGAGGTCGTGCGTAGGATTGTTGCCTCTGACTTGAAATACGATCAGGTAATACGGGAGTTTGATACGTGGACACACATCTCGGTGCCTACACTTGACTATACAGTGCCAAGAAAACAGGCTCTTATTATCGACAAGACAGGATCGCGTTTCTTCGCGTAACCCAATATGCCACTTACCAAACTTACATTAAAGTCGGGGATCAATAGGGAGAACACTCGTTATACCAATGAGAACGGCTGGTATGAATCGGACAAAGTGCGTTTTCGCCAAGGCACCCCCGAAAAAATTGGTGGTTGGAGCCGTATTTCTACCAAAACTTTTTTAGGTATATGCCGTTCGCTATGGGCATGGTTGACGCTTGGTTCGGTTAAACTAATTGGGGTAGGAACAAATCTTAAGTTCTACATCTGCCAAGGTGGAGAATACAACGACATTACACCGAATAAAACGGTGGTAACCCTTACAAACCCATTTGCCACTACCAGTGGTTCTTCTACAGTCATCGTTACTGACGCTGGTAGTGGGTTTATAAACGGCAATTTTGTAACCTTTACAGGCGGTACTGCTGTTGGTGGGTTGACCATTTCAGGGCAGTACCAGCTAACTTATATAAGCGGGACCACCTACTCCATCACTGCAAGTTCTGCGGCAACTTCTACTGTTGCATCTGGTGGGGGCACTGTATATGAAGTTTTTAACATTGATGTAGGCCCTTCAATAACTACCGCTTTGGCTGGTTGGGGGGCTGGGGCGTGGAATACCGGAACGTGGGGTAATGGGACTTCTTCTCCAGAAACTATCCGTATATGGAACCAAGCAAATTTTGGGCAGGACTTGATTTACGGGCCAAGGGGTGCTGGTATCTACTACTGGAATGCAACGATAGGCGCTACTGCAAAAACCTTTACGGTAACGATTGCCACCCCCGGGGTCATTACAAGCACTGTGCCCCTCCTTGTGGATACCGCAATTACTTTTACAACTACCGGCGCATTGCCGACGGGGTTGTTGGTTGGCACTATTTATTACGTCCTGACTACTGGAACGATGTTTAGTGTAGCTACTACGGTAGGAGGGTCTCCCGTTAACACCAGCGGGAGTCAATCTGGGGTTCATTCCATATCTCCAAGCGGCGCAAACATAACAGCAATTAGCGGGGCCTCCAATGTGCCTATCTACCAAAACTGTTTGTTAGTATCGGATGCAAGCAGGTTTGTATTCTGCATGGGCACTAATGAGCTTGGCGGCACGACCCTAGACCCGTTGCTTATTCGGTGGTCGGACCAAGAATCGTATACCAACTGGACTCCAGACCCTACTAATCAAGCGGGTGATGTTCGGTTGTCGCATGGTTCCAAGATTGTTGCTACCAATCAGTCTCGTCAAGAAATTCTGGTTTGGACGGACTCCACGTTGTATTCCCTACAATATCTAGGCCCCCCCGTAATCTGGGGTACGCAGCTTATGGCAGATAACATCTCCATTGCGGGGCCGAATGCCGTGGCTTATGCTAACGGCGTGGCTTACTGGATGGGGGTAGATAAGTTCTACAAGTATGACGGGCGTAGCCAGACGTTGGATTGTGATCTGCGTCGTTTTATCTTTGAAGATATTAACAAAGGTCAATTTGCCCAAGTATATGCTTCTACTAATGAGGGGTTTAACGAAGTTTGGTGGTTCTATTGTTCGGCAAATTCAACTGTTGTAGATCGGTATGTGATATATAACTACCTTGAAAATAAAGGCGCAGGTGTGTGGTACTACGGCACGATGGGCAGGACTGCTTGGCTGGATTCTGGAATTCGGGATTACCCACTTGCTGCTACGTACGATAACAACTTGGTAGACCACGAGTTTGGATTGGATAACGACACCAATGGTACGCCTGTAGCCATAGAAGCTTATATCTCGTCTTCTGAGTTTGATATTGATGACGGATATAAGTTTGGTTTTGTCTGGCGCGTCTTGCCTGATATTACGTTCGATGGGTCTACGGCTACTTCGCCTAGTGTGACAATGTATCTTAAACCCATGCAGAACTCTGGTTCTGGCTACAACAGCCCAATATCTGTAGGCGGTTCAACTACACCAAGCGGGGCAGCGTCTGTTACTCGCACCGCAGTTTTACCAATCGAAGCCTTTACTGGTCAGATTAATACTCGCGTCAGGGGTAGGCAGTTGGTAATGGAGGTTCGGTCAACGGCTTTGGGTGTGCAGTGGCAGTTGGGTTCGCCTCGTTTGGACATCAGGCTGGATGGTCGCAGATGACCACAACCTCAAACTACATCCGCAAAGTAGAACCCCCAGCGCTGCCACAAGCAACGGAGGAGTACGCTCGTACCTACCAAGACCAAAGCAACAATGTGTTGAGGTTGTTTTTCAATCGGCTAACTTCTAGTTTAAACTCCATACTAAGTGTCAATGGCGGGGCCAATATTCAGTATCCATACGGGGCTTTTCAATCCAGCGTTGACCAGACCGCCGTAGTAAATACCGCAACCGCAATGACGTTTAACGTCACAGACTATTCAAACGGCGTGTCTGTTGTAAGTAACTCTAATATTACCGTAACCGCAGCGGGTATATACAACCTTCAGTTTTCTGGGCAGTTTGAAAACACAGCTAACGCCTCCCACGATGTCAGCGTTTGGATACGGATAAATGGCACGGATGTGGTGGGGTCAAATAGTATTGTGGGTATGAGTCCTCGGTACAGTGCCGGTAACTACTTTCACACCATAGCCGCGTGGAACTACTTTGTTGAGTTACAGGCTAACCAGTATGTTGCGCTGTGGTGGTCTACAGATAATACGGGGGTATCTCTTCAAGCTTACGCCGCTGGAACTAGCCCTACCCGTCCAACAACTGCGTCTGTAATTGCCACTTTGAGCTTTGTTTCAGCGTTACAGGGAGCTTGAAATGGCTCTACCCACTAATATTCCTGTTGGAATAAACGTTACGACCACGCCGGGGCAGTATTGGACGGACGAAGATGGCGTTTCCCACTATACGGGAGACGTCTATAACTACACCGACCAAAGTGGGAATCCGGTTGAATATACCCCGCCACAACTGTCTTCAGGTGATGACAACGGGGCTGGCGCTGGAGAAATACAAGTACCAGCACGTTGGACACAGCAGGGCGCGGTGAACGGCTATGATGTCGATTTGGGGGCGGCAACTTACGCAAACACGCCTTATTTAGATCCTGAGCAGCAAGCGCAAAAAGATATGTACGGTGGGGCAATGAACCCACAAGATGCTTCATTTTTCCCGCAGTTGCAAAACATCATCCAGCAGACAGTTGGAGGGCAGTACTCGCAAGACCAGATACTTGCTGCAATGAGGGCATCTAACTGGTGGGGGCAACTAGGCAGCGGGAGCAACCCCTACAACGCAGCAGTGGAGGTAGCGCAAAAGCTGGGTGCTGACACCAGTTGGTACAACCAAGGAACCTCTGATCAGTACCGTCAAGCAGCAGAAGCTAAAAGCCCTGAAGGACAGGCTAGGGCGCAGCCGCATGGAGGATTATTTGGAGAAGGTGGTGGTAGTTTAGGTTTGGGGGATTTAACTCCAGTAGCAAACGTTCTTGCTTCTACTTTTGGTGGACCGTTAGGTGCTGGTGCATTCAACTTTGTTAATAGCGGAGGAGATATAGAAGCCGCCGCAAAAGCCGCTGCTTTATCCTATGCTGCTGGGGCAATATCCGGTAGCGATGCACTGGCATCAGGGGTTTCTGATGTAACTAAAAGCCTTATCGACTCAGGTATGTCCGCAGAAGCAGCAAGTGCATTTGCTTCAACGGCAGGCAAAGCCGCCGGAACCGCCATTACTAGCGGATTAAGTGCAGCCGTATCTGGTAAGGGCGATCCATTTGAAGCCGCTCTAAAGGGTGGTGCGTTTGCCATGTTAGGGGGAAGTATTGCCAAAGCACTTACTTTAGAAGGCGCTCCTTCCGCTCTTTCTAGCACTGTATCCAAAGCAATTGTACAAGCCGTTCGCACCGGAAGCATAGACCCAGAAACGTTACTAGCTAGCGCGGCGTCGGGCGCATTTAATTCTACGCTGTCCAGTATATTAAAAGATAATGGTGTTTCGGCTGAAGCTATTCCCACGTTTACCAAATTCATTAATGCAGCGGTATCAAATGGAGAAAGCGATCCATCAAAACTGTTTAGCGTTGAGGATATAAGTAGGATAAACAACAATGAGGTTGATGCTACCGATGTTGCAATAAAAGACGCTACCAACACAATTGTTGACGCTAATTTAACTAATGCTGGATACGCTAATACTGGTAACGGCTCCTACACCTATACGTATGATGACGGAAGCACTATTACCGTAGACGCGAATATGAACCCCATTGGTTCGACTGAGGCATCTGACGCTACTAACTCTGTTGGCGCGTTAACCGATGCTGGGTACGTTGCCAATAATAACGGCACCTACACCTATACTTATGATGACGGCAGCACTATTACTGTAGATGCTGATATGAACCCCATTGGCTCAACTGAAGCCTCAGATGAGTATACAAGTGCTGGGGGGGCTGGAAGTGCTTCAGGAAAAAGCGGTATTGCGGGGAAGCTTGGCACTGCGGTGTTGGGGGGCGTAAAAAACGCTGTAAAACCTATTACTACATCCCCCACCGGCAAACCTATTATTGCCCCGCCAACCGGTAAAGCTAGTGCAACCACTCCCGGGTCTACAACTCCCGGTGCTACAACTCCCGGTACTACAAACCCTGCGGGTACTGCGAATCAGACGCAACAAAACCAGCAAAATTCCCTTTTAATGGGGTTACTGCTAGGGGAACAACCACAACAACCACTGCCGCAGCAGCCGCAGCAACTTGCTAAAATAACGCCCTACGACTGGAATAAAGATATTCTTGGTGCTGATGACTATGTCAACGCTACACAATCCGATTACTTCACCGGCGGCAGTGTGTCTGCTGTAAACGAAGAATTACTTAGGATGTTAAGGAGCTAATTATGAGCTGGGAATATGTCACAGATGACAGTGGTGAAGAAAATCTTGTATGGCAGGACGACGTTTATACCGACCCTGCGTCCGGTGATATTACAACTACGGACGCATACGGGAACACGACTACAGCGACTTCTAACGGAGACCCTGCTACCCTGTATCCGGGGTATAAATATGACGAAGCGACGGGATACTACACTAATTACGAAAACCCTTCTTTAGTTATAGACCGCGATGGCAACATAATAGATACAAGCGGGGCGCAAGCTACCGACCCAACCAGTACGGCGGGAGGTACTGGAGCACAGGTTGGGTCTTCCGGAGGGGAACCTGACGCGAAAGCTACCGGCCCGACCAGTACGGCTAAAGGTACTGGAGCACAGGTTACTGAGCTTCAAAAAAGTTTACCCGCCCAAGCTTGGAACGCCATTAAAAGCGCGTTTACTAAAACTGATGGGACTGTAGATTGGAAAGCTCTGGCTGCGGCAGGGGGTGGTGTTGCTGGTTTGGCTACCAGCTTAAAGAACCAAAGCAATCCTACACCTCTCACGGGGTATCAAGGAAAAATTCCGCAGCTTACCGCAGTGCAACAACAGGTTGCGGGAACCAATGATCCTACCCGCCGTCCGGGTAGCTCGGGGCAGCGTTATTTTTCCGACCTCCTATACGCCCCTGCTTCAAGCGTACCCTCCGCTCAAACGGCTACTCAAGCGCAAGCCCAAACTTTTGCCGCTCAAAACGCGGCTAACCCAGCGGTTCAACCCGCTGTCCCACTTGCGTCTGGTGGTATAACTGCATTGGCTAAAGGGCGTTATTTGGCTGGTTCAACCGATGGTATGGCGGATAAACTCCCTGCTAATATTGATGGCAATCAGGAAGCTAGGTTGAGCCACGGGGAATTTGTGATTCCGGCTGACGTGGTTAGCCATCTAGGTAACGGGAATTCAGAGTCTGGAGCCAATCGGTTGTATAGCATGATGGACAAAATCCGTAAGGCGCGTACTGGTACAACCAAACAAGGTAAAAGGATTAACCCTGATAAGTTTTTGCCGGGAGGGGCGGTTGGCTATGCGGAAGGGGGTATTGCTACTTTTGCTGTGGGTGGCGTAACGGGGACAGGCACCGGGACAACCACTGCAAATCCTGCCATTATTGGGCAAGAATCCAATCTGTCCAACTGGGCTGGGGATTACGTTACAAACATGTTGGGCAAAGGAGAAGCACTTTCGAATACCCCGTATCAAAGCTATAGTGGCCCTCTAACTGCCGGGGCGACTGCTGGTCAAACCGCTGCTTTTGATGCTTCCGCTGGGCTAAAAGTCCCTACCTCGCAGATGGGTGCATTTACTCCGCAGACCTTTACGTCGGACCAAGCGCAAAACTACATGAATCCCTACCTCTCTGCCGCCCTTAATCCGCAAATGGAAGAGATGCGTCGTCAGTCTCAGTTAAACCTGCAACCCAACATGGCTAAATTGACCCAAGCCGGTGGCTATGGTGGTTCTCGTCAAGCTTTG